GTCCTTTAGTGCCATTAAGTTGGCTTGTGTTCCGTCATTGATAACGGCGGACTATCACTAGTGCGGCAGGTAACCGCAACGTGGGGCTGTAGAAATCTATGCACCAAACCCCTAGGGCTCTTAAGCTGAACCATGAAGCACCGTGGTAAGGTAGAGTTGAAGCAAACCGAAGTGATAGCATGTACCTTGAAATGTCAGAGTAGTTAGGTAGGAATCAAAGGGTGCCGTGAAGACGGCAACAGTCATAGGCGATGGAGGGGCCTACGACAGCTCTGGTCAAGCCAAATCGACCACAAACAGCGGGTGTCTGTATCTCACTCAACTCTTACAGTAGTTCGAACTGTTTTCTTCTCTTCTTCCCCGACCATGGCCACAACACAGTCTTTTCCGAGTATTCCCATTGGTCCCAAGCTGTCCACTTGGCAGAAGTTGAAGCGCGACATTGGCTTGTTTCTTGCAAGCTTTTGTTGCGGCCTGTGCTATGATGCAGATCTCATGGCAGACTACGAACGTGACGCGAATATTCGCGTTGCAATCAAGCAAGAGCTGCTTTACGCATCAGACTCTACATATGCAGAAGAATATCCCATCGATGCAGCCGTGATCGGACTGATAAACGATGAAGGAGTGTGCCTCGGGACAGAGAAGCACATTCAAGCAGCAGACGATAAAGTGGGACGCTTGACGAATCCCACAGTCCAACGGATCTGGTTAGAATCCCTTGGTATTGATCCTCATACCAACAGGGTCCTTGCTCCACGTCAGCAAGGGCGAATCTACCCACGTTTTGCAGCCGCAGCTGTCATAGAATTGCGAAACCGGCTGTCGCGATTATCTTACGAGCAGGCAAATGTCATGCTCGTCGAGCGCAAGTACAACGAACTCTGCAGGAAAAGAGGTGTACGCATGTTTGATGCGGAGCGCCATAAGCAGTTCGTGATGAACGCGTTCTTCAATGAGGACGTCCTGGAGCAGGTGGCTCTAACACGAAAGCGTGTGCCCAAGTGGTTGAACTGGTGTCTCGATACCAAGGAGAACCGGGGCCACGTGATGGCGTGTTGAGGACGTCCAGTTCCGGTGTACGGCTCTGACACAACTCTAGATCCCCGACTACGGTCGTTGAGACAGGAGATGTGCCATGGGCGGTTGTGTGTGCACCGCAACGGACAGACTGCAAGAACCCGCAAGTATGTTGTACTTCGTGGGTTTGGTCCAGATCACAACCTGGGCGTTTACAACAACAACGTTGACACGATTGAGCGGTCGATGACGGAGCGGTACTTCCTCTGCAATGATGGGGGGGTGTATCGGCCGGCTTACCGTGTCAAAAATTCGAGCTTCAGGATGGTGGAGTTTGCGAAGTTCCGCGAGTTAGTCTTGTGTAGTATGCCACATCTTCCCGTGATGTCACGCACCCAAGTGGTGCAGTCATATCGCGGCTTTAAGAAAGTGGCATACGAGCGAGCACGCGTTGAGCTGAGCAATACTCCACTGACAAAAGAAGATTCAAGACTCAAATCATTCTCGAAGTTCGAAAAGGTGGATATGGGCAAACCACCTCGAAACATTAGCCCGCGAGAGCGCCGGTACAATCTTGAACTGGCCCGCTACCTCAAACATGCCGAACATAAATTCTTCAAAGCGATCAATGATGCCTTTGGCAGACACACGTCTGCCACGGTCATCAAAGGTCTCAATGCGGATCGTTCAGCTGCCATTCTCCACGACAAATGGGATCGTTTCGTAGATCCTGTGGCGATTGGACTGGACGCAAAGAAGTTCGACATGCACGTGTCCATGACTGCGCTGTCATATGAACACTCGTTCTACAAAGCCTTGTTTCCCCGGAACAAGCGCCTGAATCGACTGTTGCATTGGCAGCTACGCAACAAAGGAGTTGCTTACGCAGACGACGGGAACGTCACCTTTCAAATTGAGGGTACGCGAAGCTCTGG